GACAGCGCATAGACTTTCGCCGCAATGGGTAGGGTCAGAAAGCCGTTGACGATGGCCGCGTCCTGCTCGATGCCCTGGTCGCGCATGGAATCGTCAAGCAGAGGGTCCACAAAAAGCCCCACGCGCGCCCCGGCTTCGCGTGTGGCCACGTCCGCTTCCAGACGCTGCCGGGCAACTTCCTGCAAGGCGTATTCCACGCGGGCGGCCAGAGCCTCCATGTCTGAAAACGCCACCACGCGCACGCCGTCATTTTGCACCACGCGCGCGGAAGCCTCACGCCAGGTCTGTTTGACGCTGCAAAGCGCCAGTACCGTCTCCGGAACGGACGGAGCCTTGGCGTTGTATTCCGCCGCCACTCCCTGAACCCAGGTAAACGTCCCGTCGCCCGTGATGCACAGCCGGTCGATACGCGGCAACGCCTGATTGTACGAAACCATGATGCCCGTGCCGGAAACGGCCCCGGATACACTGAACCCGTCGTAATCCGGGTCTTCCGGCGTCAGCGTCTTGTCCAGGTAGGTATACGTCACCTGATAGGTCGAACCCGTGGCCGGTTCGTTGCCCGTGGGCGACCAGTCCACCGTATCCCCCGTGCGCTTGTAGTCCGTACCCGCTTCATACGTCGTTTCCCCCTGTTTCACTTCCACAAGGGACATGACCGACGTGTCCGGCAGGGCGTCCGCGCAGCCGGAATAGCTGCCGTGGACCACGGACACCGTTTTTTGCAGCGTCACCCGTAACGCCGTAATGTTGTGGATGGGCGGATGCGCCACGTTGATGCGCTGTTTCCCGCTCCCGTCCGCCTCGATGACTTCCGTGTCGATGAAGCGAAGGTCCGGCGTCGCCGCGTAGGAAAGACGGCGAGAGGTAAGCAGCTCCACGCCGTAACCGCTGACCCGGCAGCGGCCTTCCGCCACCGTGTACACCTGCGCGCCGCCGCCCGCGTCTTCCGCCTGGCGCACGGTCAGGCCGGAGCAGACGTATGTTCCCCCGCCCGTGGAATCGCGGTCATACCGCGCGATCCCCTGATTGAAACTGTCCAGGTTCGGCGGCGTTTCCTTGGCGCGCGGCACACCGTCGTCAACCGTATGGATGGGGTAGAACGCCCCGGAACCGCCGTCTCCGTCATACCCCCATACGGCCTCCACCTTCTTTCGCCATGCCCCAGGTTCCCCCTCGCCACGGCTGCCCACGGCGGGGTTGCACAGCGCCGGGTCTTCCAGTTCGGATATGATACTTTCCCTGAGCCGCACGCCCACCGAAACCGTACCTTGCACGGGAATGACAAAGGACGCGGTCTCCACCGGCCACACAGCCCCGGACAGGTACACCAGACCGGCTTCCGCCGTGAGCGCCCCCGTCTGCGCATTCACCGTTATCTGCGCGTCCTGAAGGATGTCCCCGTCCTTGAACAGGCTGTCCGCAAGCGATTTCACGCGCGCGGCGAACAGGCTTTGCAGCTCGTTCATTTCCGATGCCTGCGTCCCGTATCCGTCACGGAACAGCAGCTCCATATATTTCTTGCCCGCGTCATAGCGGTTCCAGTAGTTGTCTATGCGTTTTCCGCTTTGCGTCTGCATGGCTTCCCCCTATATGGGCAGGACAAATTCAATGGTCTGCCGCACGCTTGGGCTGCGGTTGATGGGCGGTACGATGATTTGCGCGGCCACCAGCAGGCCGGGGCTTTTCAGGTTGTCCGGCGTGAAATAGCGTTGGCCGGGCGGCAGGTCCTCTTTCAGCTCCGTATCCATGAATACGCCGATTTCCCGGATCACCGCGTTGCTGGCGTCCTCAAAATTGTAGTTCGTCCGTACATACAGATACGGCGAAGGGCCGGTCACGCTTTTATAGCGCGCTTCCTGCACTTCTCCTCCCGCGCCCGTGGCCACGGGGATGACGATGTCCCCTTCATCGTCAGGTTCCACAAAGCCGATGGTGGCCGGTGTGCGGCGGCCCAGCTCATTGACCAGCGCCGTGGCGTTCACCAGACTGGGAAGGTCCGCCTCCTCGGCATCCCATTCAGGATTCCCGCTCCCCCATGCCAGATGGATCGGCCGGGCGGACAGCGCCAGCGCGATGGCCGCGCGTCCTGTTTTCGTCAGCGTCGCAAGACTCATTAGCTTCTTCTCCTTTTTTTAACGGGTTGCTGTCGCTATCCGTAAGTGGGCGTTGCCCGCTAACGGCTACCGCCCGTTTGCTCCTTGATTGAGGTTATGCCCGTATAATCGTACCAGCGCCGCCCGGCGGGATTGCCCAGCCAGCGCCGTTCATGCAGCGGGTTGCTTGCCAACGGGACCGTATCCAGGCCGCCCCATTGCGGAACGGGGGAAGACAACGCCGCGCACGGCACAGTAAGCAGCGCGCCGCCGGACAGGCGCGGCGCTCCCGCGTCCTCATGTTTCGCGCTCAGGCTCCGAAGGACTGCGACGGCGACAGGGCAGCGGTCGGCAAGCCAGCCGCGCCCGGACCACAGCCCCCGCCAGCCGCGTTCACGAAGCGGCGCGGAACGGCACGCGGCAAGCGCATGGCCCGCCGTTTGCGGCCTGGCGGGATGCACGGCGGGCGTGCAAAGGCCGCCCTTGTCCTGCCGTCGTTCCAGAATTTCCAGTTCCCGCCGTCCGGGGTCCGTGCCCCAGGCGTCCCCCCAGCGCGTCCCCTGATAAATGATCGCCTGCGGGCGGCCATAGCAGGCGTTCACGTCGCCCCATGTGCCGTCGCCGTGGACCTTCACCGGATCACCCGGCTGCGCAGCCGTTGCCAGCTCGGCTGGCTTACGGATGCGGCGTCCCCCTTGCGGGGGTTCCTTGCCGTCGCCCGGCCAGGAAAACACGGCTTCCACTCTGGCCCATGAGCGCCGGCGCATCTTCCATTCCGGCAAAATGCGGTCCCATGTCGCCGCCTCCTGCCAATGACGGGAATCCCAGGCCCCGTGCCACGGGTACGAGCTGGTTGTCCGCACACACCAGTGCAGGCTCACGATTTCCCCGATGGTGAAGCCGTGATTGCGCGGAAAAACGTCGCTCCAGGCCGAACGGCTCCACACGGGCCGGTCGATGTACGGCGCAAGAAAGCCCGTCCGGCTCTCCACCCCCAGCCCCGCGCCGGTTTCGTTGTACCGTTCCGAAAGAAAACGACGCACCATACCGAAGGACACCACGATGTCTCCGCCTTCGCCTGGCCACGTCACGCCGGAAAACAGGGACCAGAAGCCGTTTGACCAGCCCTGTTCACTTATCGGTCCGCCGCTCCAGACCGTGGGCACGCGGTCGTAAGTGTCCGTGTAGACGCGGGCCAGCACGGAGCGCGCGGGCTTGTATTCGTTCACCAGCCACAGCAGCGTATCCAGGTCCGCCAGCAGGGCGTCCTGTTCCGCCTGTGTCGCGGGCGTTCTGAGGCCGAGCTGGAATTCCGCCCAGCGCGAAGGCTGGAAGATGCGCAGGTTTTCAACGGTCAGAGCGTCAAAACCGTAAAACTTGAGGATTTCAGGCAGGCCCTCGGTCTTGCCGCCCAAACGATGCCAGCGAAAGGCTCCCACCACGCGGGAACGGAATTGCTCCGCCGTTTCCTTCGGGTGCCGCACAAGGCCGCGTCCCGTTCCGAAATCCGGTACAAGGTCCGCCTCGCACAGTTCCGGGAACCACTGGCGGCGAAAATACACGATGTCGTCCCGTGTGCCGTCCAGCGCCAGCGACAGGCCCCGGACAAGACCGGCCAGAGGGCCGGGATTGTGGATCAGCGGCCAGGCCAGCCTGTCGTGAAAGTATTTCCAGAACTCGGACACCTACATTTCCTCCGCCATGACGGTGCGCAAACTCAAACTTTCCAGGCACGCCACGCCGTCCGACGGAACCGGCAGCACGTCTTGCGCCGGACTTGCCCACGTCACCCGCTTGACGCCCGGCACGGCCATGACCGTATGGGTCAAAAGGTCGAGCGTCAGGTCCTGCCCGATCTGCAATGTCGTCACGTCCGCCAGCGGGCTTGTCTCCGCGAACAGCGCCCGCAGCCGGTTCTCCGCCTGCGCCCTGATGGCGTCGGGGTCGCCCGTCGTGTATTCGATGGTCCCGTCAATCACGCAGGATATGGCGCTCGGCCCCTTCACCAGCCAGTCGTCGTTGATGGGCGTGTTCGGAGCTATGGCCGCCCGCACCTTGTCCAGCAGGGCCGCCGTGGGCAGCACGTCCGCGCCGCGCACCACAATATCCACCGTGCCCTGGCCGCGCGGATGATGGTCAAGGATGGAAACGGAGGTCACGCCCGGCACGGACAAGGCCCAGGCCATATAGGCGTATTTGGTGCAGCCGTTGTTCGCCTGCCATTGCAGGGCGTATCGCTCCCGCAGTTGCGCGTCCGTCTCCTCGTCCGCCCCTTCCTCCGTCAGCCACCCGGAAGGGTCACTATAATAAGGATAGAAAGGTCGTGAAAATACAAAACAGGAGGTTACACACATGAGGAAGCAGGAGCAAAAGGGTAAAATCACAGCATTGTACGAAAGGTTATCTCACGACGATGGGCGGTCTGACGAGAGCGTGTCCGTAGAAAATCAAAAGCGCATCCTGGAGGACTACGCCCGAAAAAATGGCTTCACTAATGTCCGCCACTTCACCGATGACGGGGTGCGGGGAACGACCTTCAAGCGGCCCGGCCTGGACGCTATGGTGGACGAGATACGGGCCGGAAATGTGGCTACCGTCATTGTCAAAGACCAGAGCAGAATAGGCCGTGACGTGGTGGAGGTCGGCTTGCTCAAACGCACCTTTGACGAGTACAACGTCCGCTTTATCGCCGCCAATGACAACCTGGACACCGCCAATGGATTTGATATTATGTCCATCTTCCGGGATGTGATAAATGAGTGGTACGTTGCTGACACCAGCCGCAAAATCAAGACCGTTTTCAAGTCCAGAATGGAAAAGGGCCTGCGCTGTTCGGGGGCCGTCCCCTATGGCTATCTCGCCTCAAAAGAAGAAAAGGGCGAGTGGGTGATCGACGAGGAAGCTGCCGCCGTTGTGCGCCGCATCTTTCAGATGGTCATGGACGGTCAGAGCGTCAACGGCATCGCCCGAACGCTGCGGGCCGAGCAAATCCCCATCCCTTCCGAACACTGGAAGCGTATCGGCTGTCCTGTTCGAGCCAACAGCTACCGCGACCCCTACGCATGGTCTGCCACCACCCTGGGTTATATTCTTAAAAGGCCGGAGTACCTGGGGCGCAAGGTGCTGGGCAAGACTGTCTGTGAGAACTACAAGACTAAAAGCACCCGCAGGACAATGCCAGAGGAACAATTTGTATTTGAGGGAGCCGTCCCCGCCATCATTGACGAAGAAACGTGGCACAATGTTCAGCGTTTGCGGGAAACCAAGCGCCGGACACCCAAGCGGAGTAATGCCCCTAACCGTTTAACCGGACTGCTCTACTGTGCCGACTGCGGCGCAAAGCTGACCCACCACAACAGTCTTGTCCAAGGCAAGTACATTGACGATGCTTTCACCTGTTCCAGATACCGGGCACCTATGGAGGATTGCACCATTCACTATGTTGCCACGCAAAAGCTGGAAGCGGCGATCCTCTCCGCCATCCAGCGGATAAGCTGGTATGTCCGCAACAACGAGCAGGAGTTTGTTCAGCGGGTTCGAAAGGCATCCAGTCTGCGCCAGGAGGAAGCAGTCAAGGATTGCCGGAAACAGATTGTCCAGGCGAAGAAGCGCCACGCCGAACTGGACGGACTGGTGAAGAAGCTGTACGAGGCCAACGCCACGGGCAAGCTGCCGGATAAGCATTTCAGCCGTCTCCTTGCCGAGTATGACGAGGAACAGGCCGCGCTGGAAGCCTCCATGACGGAGTGGCAGGGCTTGCTGGACAACTGGAACGCCGACCGGGTGAGAATGACGGAGTTTATCGACCTTGCCAAGCGGTACACCGATTTTTCGGAACTGACTACGCCCATTCTCAATGAGTTTATCGAGAAAATCGTTGTCCATGAGGGCAACGGACGGGGAAAGCAGCGCCGTCAGCGGTTAGATTTCTATTTCAATTTCATTGGCGCGTTTGAGGTTCCCGCCGACATTGTGACCCCGATGGAGCAGGAGGAAGAACGCCGCCAGCAGGAGGAACAGGCAGAGAAAGAGGAACGCTCCCAGGTGCTTGCCCAGGTTCGGTATGAGAGGTACAAGCAGGAGCGCCGGGAGTTTACCGCGAGGAAGCGGGCGGGCCTGTTGACCCCGGAGGAACAGGCGGAGGAAGAACGGCGGTTAGAGCGCAATCGGGCCTATCAGCAGAAGCAACGCGACAAGAAAAAGGCCAGTCAGCCAGAGAAGCCTCGCAAACGCTCACTGAAGGAACTCGCCAAGCTGGATGGAGCCGATCTCACCCCGGAGGAAGCGGAGCGGCTTGCGGCGCACCGCCAGAAGAAAGCCGAGCAGCACAAAGCGTGGCGTGACAGGCAGAAGTCCGCACAGCCCCCGAAGCCCCAACAGCGGACGTTGAAAGAACTTGCCAGATGTGCCGAGGCAGGTTTGCCTCTCACCCTAGAAGAAGCGGAACGGCTGGAAGCCCATCGCAATCGGAAAAAGGCGGCTTTGCAGGATTTGAAAGCCCGCGCCGAAACCGACCCGGTAGCGGCGGCAGAGTTGGCGCAGCAGAGAGCGCAACAGTCAGAAGCGGTAAAGAAGTCCCGTCAGAAAATGTATGCGGACGCTGCCGCCGGAGATCCCGAAGCCCAGGCCCGGTATGAACGTATGCTTGCCGCGAGGCGGGAGAACTACCACAGGAAGAAACAGGCAGAAGCCGAAGCTGCTCAAGTCAGCTAACGTAGATACAGAAAACGCCAGGGACAACGATAGTCCGTGGCGTTTTTGTCATTACTGCCGTTCCAGCAAATCCATATATTTCTGACGTTCGCCCTCCGGGACTTTCAGCGCCGCCATAGCCTGTTCAATGGTCAGCCCCATCGTTTCCATGAGGTTTTTGATAGAGGACAAGATACCTTTAGCAACGCCTTTTTCCTCAACGCCCTTGCTCAAATTACACATGACCGACACCTCCCTTTCCATTGTCTGCGTCATTTGAATGTCGTAATCGTCCTGCAAAATTTTCCGCTTTTCCGCCTCGCTGGTTTCGTTGGAGAGAAGCACATCCAGCATCCGCAATACGCCGTCATAATTTGACCCATCCGGCCCGCCAAGGCACAGCATGATGATGGACAGCAAATCATAATTCCTGATGGGTTCTTTGCCCTCGCCGACCAGATATTCTTCCACCAGCCGATACCGGGTAATGGTGTTCTCTCGATACTGCGGCGGTTTCATGCAAATCCGGATGGAGTAGACCTTCTTGATTTTCTCATAATGGGAGCCAGTGAACTCCCTGCCGTACTGGGAAGAAATCATGCGGCAACAGTAGTATATGCCACGCTTTATCAGCGGATAGCCGGGGTAAAAATCGTTCTGGGCCTCCACGTTGATGATGAGGGCAATTTGTTCCTCGGAGTCGGGAACGATGGCGCGGAAGCGAATGTCATAGGTGACTGTCCCCTCGCGCACCGATTTGTCCTCGGTGTCCATGCCGCTGATGACTGTGCCACCCTCGTCCGGCAGCACCGGGACGGCGGACACCTGGGGTTGGCCCTCAATGTACTTCTCGGCAATATCATTGACATCGCAATCCTTGTATTCTTCCAGGCAGGACTTCATAATCCGCGCCAGGATTGCCTTTTCAGACAGGACACGCTTACAGGCGGCATCATAACCCGCGCTGTCATCTGTGACGTGCAGTCCCTGGGCGATTGTCGTTTTGAGCTCCACCATCCTCACCTTCTTTCGTTTCATTCTACCACAGCTTTGCCAGCGCGTCCACTTCTTTTTTGAAAAGAGTTGCGTATGGCGTATACACGAGAGAGATATGGAGGTGCAGTGACAGAAAAAATTTATCTTAACAGGGTTGCTTTTGGGAATTTGATATGCTATACTATAAAAATCCAAGCAAAGGAGTTTATCAATATGCGGCAAGGTATTCTTAAATAAAATTTGATAATGGGAACAAAGACAAACGTCCTCAAGGAGAGGGCTTGGTTTTTGTACCCAATTTAAGAATACTTTTGCCTTTTCATTTCATATCGTGATAGACAACGGCCAGCCTTGGCCGCAGTTTTCATGTGTGTCCTACCTATCATCCCCAGCGGTAAAAGTATTTGTCGCTGGGGATTTTTGCGCCCTTCTGGGCCTTGTATGGAGGACAATCATATGAAAATCATCAATATTGGCATTCTTGCTCATGTAGACGCAGGTAAGACGACCTTGACGGAGAGCCTGTTATATACCAGCGGAGCAATCGAGGCGCCCGGCAGTGTGGATCAGGGAACAACGAGAACGGACACCATGTTTTTAGAGCGGCAGCGTGGAATCACCATTCAAACGGCGGTCACTTCCTTTCAGTGGCACGATTGTAAGGTCAACATTGTGGATACTCCTGGGCATATGGATTTCTTAGCGGAGGTCTATCGCTCCCTTGCCATTCTTGACGGAGCGATTTTGGTTGTTTCTGCAAAAGACGGCGTTCAGGCGCAGACCCGTATTCTGTTTCATGCTCTGCAAGTAATGAAAATCCCAACTGTTATCTTTATTAACAAAATCGACCAGGACGGGATTGACCTGCCAGGTGTGTATCAGTCTATCCGAGATAAGCTCTCCGCAAATATGATTATTAAGCAGAACGTGCAGCTTTCCCCGGATATATCCATCATGGAAAACATGGGGCTGGAGAATTGGGATACCGTGATTGCGGACTGTGATGAATTGTTGGAGAAATATATTGCCGGAGAACCAATGGACAAAGAAGAACTTCTGCGGGAGGAAAACAGGAGAATCCAAAGCGTCTCTCTGTTTCCGGTCTATCATGGCAGTGCCAAGGTAAACTTGGGAATCCGACAACTCATTGAAGCGGTCACAGATACATTCCAATCACCCACCGGGCAGAACAGCTCTGAATTGTGCGGAACTGTGTTCAAAGTTGAGTACGCAAACCAGAGCCAACGCCTTGCCTATCTGCGGTTGTATAGCGGTACGCTTCATTTGCGGGATTCCGTAGCCTTGGCAGGGAAAGAAAAACTGAAAATTACGGAAATGCGTATCCCCTCAAAGGGTGAGATTGTCCGAACAGAGATTGCCCATGCGGGCGAGATCGTCATTGTACCCTGCGACAGTTTGCGGCTGAATGATGTGCTGGGAAACAAACTGCTGCTGCCCCGTGAAACGTGGAGCGACAATCCTCTCCCTTTGCTGCGGACAACAATTGCACCAGAGAAACCAGAACAGAGGGAACGCTTGTTAAACGCCTTGACAGAAATTGCGGATACCGACCCGCTTCTGCGCTATGAAGTAGACGCTGTGACCCATGAGATCATTCTCTCCTTTTTGGGCCGGGTACAATTGGAAATTATCTCTGATCTTCTGGTGGAAAAATATCAGCTCAACACAACTGCAAAAGAACCTACCGTCATCTATATGGAGAGGCCATTGAAAGCGGTAAGTCACACCATTCATATCGAAGTGCCGCCCAATCCATTCTGGGCGTCCATCGGGCTGTCCGTCACCCCTCTCCCCCTTGGCACCGGAGTGCAGTATGAGAGCAAAGTTTCCGTTGGATACTTGAATCAGAGTTTTCAAAACGCTGTATTGGATGGTATCCGCTACGGTCTGGAACAAGGCGTGTATGGATGGAAGGTAACGGACTGTAAAATCTGTTTTGAGTATGGGCTTTATTATAGTCCGGTCAGCACTCCCGCAGACTTTCGGTCATTGGCACCTATTGTATTGGAGCAGGTGTTGAAAAAGGCGGGGACGCAGCTATTGGAACCATATCTTTCTTTTACACTCTATGCGCCGCAGGAATATCTCTCCAGAGCTTATCATG